AGTGATTGGAGTGAAACACATTAGAATTACAAAGGAAGATGTGGATCGTGCTAAGAAGTTATCTACTGAAATGGGTAAGCTCAATAATTCTATTATGAAAGGTAAAGGAAATATCACAGGATTCCTTGGAGAAATTATTACAGCGAACTATCTAGGAACAGAACTATCTAATACCTATGACTACGATATTATATTTAATAAATTTAAAATAGATGTGAAGAGTAAGAAGGTAACTACTCCACCTAGAGATCACTATGAATGTTCAGTGGCTGCTCTCAATACTAAACAAGACTGTGATGTATATGTATTTACAAGGATACTTCCTAAGAAGTGGAGTAAGTATGATTACTCAGAAGGATGGCTCTTAGGTTATATGGATAAGAAAGATTATCTTAAGAGAGCAACCTTCTTGAAAAAAGGAGAGGTAGATCCTTCTAATAATTGGAAGGTTAGAACAGACTGTTACAATCTTCCTATTAATGAATTAAATAATTTGCAAGTTTTAAAGGAATTATATGAATAACCATAATCAAAGTAGAAAAGGAGACTTTGCTGAGTACTATGCTGTGACTTGGTTGTGGGATCATGGGTATGAAGTCTTTCAAAACTCAGGATGTACCGGGCCAGTAGACATGATAGCTATGGACAAGAAAGGAAACATTACTCTTATTGATGTTAAAACTTTGCATGTCAATAATAAAGAGAGATCTCCTAATATTAAAAAAACTAGGACAAAAATACAGGAAAAATTAGGTGTAAAGTTTCTTGGCTTTAATCCTGATACCAGAAGTTTAAATTTTGTGGAGCATAAAATATGACAAAGAAATTAGATACAGTTGTAGAAGATATTTATGATCGCATAGCTGTTCTAGGTCAAGGAGAAACTATAGATGTGTGTGATAAAGATCTAGATAAGTTTGCTGAATTTATGAAGCAAGCTCTTAAAGATTGGCTTACACCTAGATCAAAAAGAGAACCTGCTTTACGAATGTCAAATATTGGCAGACCTAAAAGACAACTATGGTATGACATGAATTCTAAAAGAGAGACTGAAGGGATACCCTCTCCGGTACTTATTAAATTTCTATATGGTCATATTCTAGAGAGAGTTGTTTTATTCCTGACAGAACTATCAGGACATAAAGTAACTGATGAACAAAAAGAAGTTAAGATAAACGGTATCTTAGGACACATGGATTGTAAAATAGATGGCGAGGTAGTAGATATTAAGTCTGCTTCTGGATTTGCTTTTAAAAAGTTTAGAGATGGTAGCCTACCAGATGATGATCCATTCGGATACATGGCACAACTGGCAGGGTATGAACATTCAGAAGAAACAACTGATGGCGGCTTCCTTGCTATTAATAAAGAAACAGGAGAATTAGCTTTATTTCAACCAGATGAACTTGACAAACCTAATATACCCTTTAAAATAGAAGATTTACAAAAAGTTATTAAGTCGGATACCCCACCGGAATTCTGCTATGAACCTGTTCCTGAAGGAACCTCAGGTAACTACAGACTTCCTAGAGAATGTAGATACTGTGCTCATAAGTTTGAATGCCATAAAGATGCGAATGATGGACAAGGACTTAGGGCATTTAAATATGCTAAAGGTATCACTTACTTAACTAAAGTTGTAAGAGAACCTAAGGTCGAAGAATTACTAGATGCCTAAAAGAAAACCAAGGAAGCCTAGACCCAAGAAGAGATACATACCGAAAGGTTATGACAGTATGTGGGAGTTTTCCTTACACCAAAACATACTAAAGAATTGGAATCTTCGTGGGGATGTCATTAAATATATTATGGAGAAAACCTACGAAATAGATTTTGTAAAGCAAATAGGTTTAAAAACAATTTTGTTGGAAGCTAAAGGTAGGTTTTGGGATCATGCTGAATATAGCAAATATATATGGTTAAGGAAATCTCTTCCTATAAATACAGAACTAGTATTTCTATTTCAAAAACCAGAAGCTCCTATGCCGGGAGCTAAAAGGAGAAAGGATGGTACTAAAAGATCACATGCTGAATGGGCAAATAAGAATAAATTTACATGGTACACGGAAGAAACTTTACCTGAATCTTGGAGGTGAGGATGAGTATTAGTATTGATAGTGCTACTGATGAAGAATGGGATGCTGTACATAAAGCTATTCAAAAAAGTAATCCCAGAGTTAAAAGTCAAAAAAGTAATCTTAGAATTAAGAGAACTCCCACAGATTATAAATATTCTGAAGACACTATATTAGATGAAATAATAAAACCTTATATAGATGCCACTTACAAAGAACATTATGCTGCTGGGAAATACCAAGCAACCGATATGATAATTGACGCAGGACACGGCGAAGGTTTTTGTATGGGTAATGTTATGAAGTATGCTATGCGATATGGTAAGAAGGACGGTAAGAATAATAAGGATCTACTTAAAATTATACACTACGCTATGATTGCATTTTATTTAAATAATAAATCGGAAAAATAATAAATGGTAGAGGATAAAATTGGACCCAAAGAATACTTAGGTATAAAAATAAATTACAATAAAGATAATAACTTAAACGATTTTAGTTTGAACAGTTTAAAGGATCGTTATTTTTGGGAAGGAGAAACACATGCCCAAGAAGCATTTGCAAGAGCGTCTGTTTTTGGAGCGACGTTTAAAGGAGTAACAGATTATGAGCTGGCTCAAAGGCTTTATAACTACAGTTCCGACTGTTGGTTCATGTATAGCACTCCTATACTTTCTAACGGGGGAACCAGCCGTGGTCTTCCTATTAGCTGCTTCCTCAATTATGTACCTGACAGCCGTGGCGGGTTATCTGATCACTATGACGAGAACATATGGTTGGCAAGTTCAGGTGGAGGTATTGGTGGATATTGGGGAGACGTTAGGAGTAATGGCATTCCTACTACTCACGGTAGTCGCTCTACTGGTAGCATTCCTTTCATGCATGTAGTGGATTCTCAGATGCTTGCCTTCAATCAGGGTACAACTAGGCGTGGAAGCTACGCTGCTTACATGGATATTAGTCACCCGGAGATTGAAGAATTTATCAACATGCGTAAAGAGTCTGGTGGGGATATAAATAGGAAATGTTTGAATCTTCACAATGGGATTACAATAACCAATGAGTTTCTAAATGCTGTAAAAGATAATTTAGATTGGCGATTGGTTGATCCTAAAACTAATGAAGCTGTGAAAATTATTAATGCCAGAGATCTTTGGTGGCAGATTATATATGCAAGGGCAGAAACTGGTGAGCCTTACATGGTCAACATCGATTTATGTAATGAGTACTTACCCAAGCAGCAGAAAGATTTAGGTTTAAAAATAAGACAAAGCAATCTTTGTTCTGAAATCACGTTACCTACAAACGAAGAGAGAACTGCGGTTTGTTGTTTATCTAGTGTTAATCTAGAACACTTCGATGAGTGGTCAAAAGATCCGCTGTTCATTAGTGATTTGGTAACTATGCTCGATAATATACTACAACATTTTATCGAGAATGCTATAGATACTACTCAACTTGGAGAGTACAGTGCAAATTTTAAAAGGTTTAAAAACTATATTAGGGAAGGACAGGAAGGGTTTACAAAGGCTGCATACTCAGCTTATCGAGAAAGGTCGATTGGCTTGGGTGCAATGGGGTTTCACGCCTATCTCCAACGTAACGACATTGATTTCGAAAGCATCTATGCTACGAGTTTTAATCACAAATGTTTTAAGCATATCAAATCTGAGTCGCGTAAAGTTTCTCAACGATTGGCTGATGAGCGTGGGGAAGCTCCTGATGTGTACGGGACGGGGTATCGTCATTCTCATTTACTCGCTGTTGCTCCTAATGCTAGTAGCAGTATTATTTGTGGCGGGACTTCTCCTTCTATTGAACCTTTTCGTGCTAACATCTTTACACATAAAACCCTCACAGGAAATTATCAGGTTAAAAACAGATTTCTTGAAGATCTTTTTAGAAAGAAAAAGTTATCATCTGAGAAGATAAAAGATTTATGGGCTGACATATTAGAACATAATGGATCAGTGCAGCACTTAGATGTTCTTTCTGATCACGAGAAGAATGTATTTAAAACAGCAACTGAGATCAATCAGATTTGGGTAGTTGAACACGCACTGAAAAGACAGGAGTTTATTTGTCAGAGTCAGAGCGTCAACTTATTCTTTACACTTCCCAAGGCTACTGAAGATCAAGAAACACACGATGACTATATGCAGTACGTTAATGATGTTCATTGGTACGGGGCAAATAAACTAAAATCTCTTTATTATTTTAGAACAGAAGCTGCACGAACAACTGAAAATATTACTGTTAAAGTACCTAGAATAAAATTAGAGGAATTAGAATGTCTAGCCTGTGAAGGCTAATTAAAAGGAGAACAAATGTCTACTCGCAATATGAAAATACACGCACTGAAATTAAAGTATGAAGCAGAGATTGAAGAAATAAAAATAGATATAGATAACTATCTTATGAATGGTGTGGGTGTAGCAGAACATCCTCATATTATGGAATCCATAAATGGTTTAATAGGTCAATTAGCTGAATCTGAAGATAAATTAGATTGCTTAAAGAATCATTTTATGGTCAGGGAAAAACCTTAGTAAGATGGACATACAAGTAC